CACCGGTTTATCACCGTCAGTCCTGATAGGTTCGGTGAATAGGGTGGCCTCTTAAGAGGCTTAACCTGGCTTCGCCCTACCGGGGTTGAAGGTAAAACGGTCGTCGTAGTGGTTGTGACTTGCCAATGTCACACACGCTGTGTTTTGCGTGAATGGTAGGGGCTGGGGTTGCGGAAGTTGCCGTTCCTGCGGCTGCCGCTAGGCTTGCCTGTTTAGGACACTATAGCAGGCGGGAATCATCACTATTGAGTGGTGGTATCAAAGGGTGTGTCGTGGGTGTGGCGGTAAAACCGTACTCGTTTCCCAAGAAAGGGTGACAGAGGCGGCGGTTTGTGCATTTGTCCGGTGTCTTGTCGTGTATTCGATGTCACTGGTCATTTCGGTAGCCTTTAAAGTGGCTTTATGGTGACGATCTTCGAGAGTAAACCATGCCGACCTTACGTACTGCTACACTCGTGCCCCCCCCGGAGTTACCGCTTTGAGAAATCAATTGCGTGTGCACGGTCGAGGGTGTATAAATCTGGCCCAGCTTGCGTGGGCAAGGGCTTTTGGGACTGATTCAGCATAGGTCTCACTAGTCGCGGGTTCCAACAGATCGTTTGATCCAGGGTCCGGGCGACCGGCTCTGGGGACACATTGGAGCATCAGTCCAGGGCGCCTTATGGGGTTAGCCTCCACTGGGACTTGGCAGACTAGATGTGGTTGCCAGGCACGTCAGAAAACGTTGCCACAGTGGCTTTCGTCGTCTGAGACGACCAAAATCATTTGCGGGGGCGGACCGGTCCCCGCATCTTAAATCCCGCAAGGGAATCCGGTTGCTGACCAGAGTCAAAACAACTTCATGCTCCCATCATTTGGAGCTATCATCAGCGTTACTAACGCTGCTGGGACCCACATCTTTGGTGGGTCCTCATTGCTGTCGGAGATGAGCGAGAGCGGTGATTTCGTCCACTATAAGCTAGATGGTGTGCCCAAGAGTGCTTGGACATGCCTAGTGAGGTATGCTCTACAGTGGTACGTTACACAGCCCAAAACCTCCGCCTCCTTCAAGCAGCTGCACGATAAACTGAGCACGGCGATCACCGGCTCGGGCGACATTCGTACATTTGCTTTGAAGCATGAGGCGCTGGTCGTTCAGGCTAGATTGGTGGATTCGGTCCTTTTTATCCACTTCTATGCCTTGTCTTGCTCCTCCGACCTCTACCAGAGCGTTGCCCACCCCGACAACGTTGCAGCCGCCATGGAAGCCACTGAATTGTTGGCTTGGAAGGGCGACTACACACTGGTGACCCGGTTTATGCGCATGTGTAGGAAGGGTGCGCAACTGGTTGCCGGGGCTCTGGCTGAGTCTGCGATGGACCGTGTTGCTGTGTTGCTTGAGCGCGCACGCACCATGGTCTGGCCACTGCGTGATGTGGCCATTCGTGAGGGGCATCGATCCGCCACCCTCGTTTTCGACCTTGTTGGTTTTGGTCGAGACGTGGTTGCCGATGCCTACTCAAAGTTGTACGACACAGCTGATGCTGCCGCTGGGTTGCCTATGTATGGCTTGGTGCCACAGGTAGCTCGCGAGTTTTTGGCTGTGTTGCCGGCCATTGTCCCTCAAGGCTTGAAACGGAAGAGTCCAATTTCCGATCTCCGACCCATGCAGCGTATCCGACGCGAAGAGTCCCAAGTAGGGGGCGTCTACCGCGAGGAAGCAGGTGGTGTCGTTGAGACCAAGTCTGAGGAATATGGCTGGGTGCCTGCTGGACCCAATGCTGAGGCCCTAGTTCGACTGTTTCCCTTTGAGCAGTCTCGCGACGTTGATCCTTTCGTCGCCACTAGAGTTGTTGGCACGCGGAGTCCAACCGGTGCTACTACTATCATCTACGAGCGTGCCACCACCGAGTTGTCCAAGGATGACGGGTGGGATGATGCGTATGATATACCATCCCCGGTGTACCATCCGACATCCCCACCTTTTCCCTTGGAAGCGAAAAGCACCGAGGAAACCCCGAGCCTTGCAGCTTCTGGGGACTCGAGCGAACCCGCGACTGGTGGCGAGGCCGGCCCTTCGATTGTGACCCCACAATCAGGGTTGGCCAGCCGCGTGGGTGGTGATGACACACCTGTGTTGAGCATGTGGGCTCGACACATCCACGAGGATCCTGGCGATTTCGTGGGTGGGACCGGGTTCTTGGCCTCTTGGGATCTACCTGAACCCGGGCCATTGCCTTGCCCCATGGTGGATGCTACACCAGGTTGGTTGAGTGAACACGTGGATGCAGCTAGTGGGTGTCCCCGGTCGTACGGTAGCATAATCCTGACCCCTGTTATTGGGCAACGGGTTAGAGGAGCGACTGGGTCTGCCTACTATGCGGTTCCTTGTGTTCAGTCTACCGCAGAAGTGGCTGCATTGCCGATGATTGGTACCGTTCCTAAAGGTACCACAGCGATGTCACTGCTCAAGAAGCAGTTTGTGCAGCCAGATCGTGATGACAAGTGGTTCGTAATTGGACCACTGTGTCTAAGCCATGTGCCTCTCCAGTTCTCCTCTTCCCGGGAAAATGAGATGAAGGCTTTGGCGGGGCGTCATTTGAAAAGTACGCCCAACGATCCCGCCACAGTTGCACGGTGGCGGTCAATTCTGCCGTGGACCAACGAGTTGGTCGATCTGATAGTCCCATTCCGCACTGGCGCCGATATGGATGGCTGGGTTGCTGGACAGCAACCAGCCACTAAGCGCATTGCGTTGCAGCGGGCCATCGAAGACCAATTGGCCATCACTTTGAAACCGGACTCCGCATATCGCACCTTTTTCACGAAGCGTGAATTGTTGCTGTGCGCTCGTTCGAAGTGCCCTCGAGGCATACAAGGCCTCCAGAAGATGGAGATGAACTTGTGTCTCGGGCCCTTCATCGAGTCGTGGGCCCGGGCGTGGCATGCCTATCTGCGCCATGAGCTACAGCGAGGTGAGGTCCCTCAGGTTATCTATACTGGCAAGTTTAGCCGGTTGGAGCTTGGGTCGATCCACGCGAAGTTGCTCGAGGATGGGTATGACTATCTTGAGGACGATTTCAGCCAGTATGATGCTAGCCAGGGAGAGGGCTGCCATCTGACTGAACGGGCAGTGTTTTCTCGGTTTGGCCTGGACCAGACGGCGTTGAATGCGCTTGATTCTCAGCGGTACACCAAGGGGTTTGGGAGGTACTATAGTTATCAGGTCGCGTACACACGCAAGTCAGGCGACCAGAACACGTCCGCTGGCAATTCGGTTCTCAATGCGGCCGCACACGTTTGGTGTTTGCGGCAAGCGGGGGTCACCGATTTCCACATGATGGTGATGGGCGATGACAACATTTTGTATTACAAAGTCAGTGATACCGTCCGCAGAGGCTGGGGGGCAAAGGGCCTCTGCGAGCGTATTTCCGAGGGCATGGCACAGCTTGGCTTTGTTGCCAAGTGTACCAAGAACGCATTCCCAACGTTCTGCTCAGCGGATTTTATGCCGGTGGTGGCTGATGGCCAGGAGACTATGTCTCTGGCCCCCTTGTGTACCCGATTCTTGGTGAAGTTCGGGTGCACTTCGGAGTTGCCGCCATCCGGAACGAGCGCTTTGTCACAGCTACGCGGAAACGCGTTGTCCAACAAGATCTTGCTGTGCATGCCAGTCGCTCGCGTTGTTATCTCGTACTATATCAATCTTGGGGTTGTGGCCACACCAAGTAACGTTTGGAGAGCCTTTGATGACGATAAGGGAGACTCTTTTGAGAGCCCCGCCTCCGTCAAGGCCTCCGATCGTGTTCTTGAGTGGTTTTGTGCCGCTTATGGCGTGACCGCAACCGATGTGCAAGAGCTTGAGGAGTTTCTAAATGCCGCTTTGCATGCAAACTGCGGCGAGGCATTCGCTTGGACCCACCCGGTCTTTGAGCGCATGCTGGCCCACAGACCACTGTAGGGCCAAAACAATTCAGCTCACTTCAAAGTTTTTCGAACTTCTCTCTCTCCTTTCTTTTCATGCCGAAGCAACATGGACGACTTACCACTAAGCGACCCCAGATGCGGAAGCGGAAACAACCAACTCCGAGACGTCGTGCTCGTGGTGGCGGTGGCGGTACTATCGCACGCGCTGTGTCGGCCATTGGCGCGTTGGCTGGTGGACCAGGCGGCGCGATTGTTGGCAGAGCCGCTGGCTCGTTGTTGTCGAAGATCACAGGATCTGGCGACTACAAGGTCCGCGGCAACTCCATCATGTCAAACGCCATCCCCTCCTTCTCAGCCGGGGGTGCTGGCGTGCGCATCTGCCACCGTGAGTACATCGGCGACATCAACGGGTCCCTCGGATTCGTTAACACAACTCTGAACATCAACCCCGGCCTCGAGACGACCTTTCCATGGTTGTCGACCATCGCTGGTGGGTTTGAGGAGTACGAGTTGCGCGGCTTGGTGTTTGAGTATCGGCCCACCTCAGGGTGGGCCGTGTCAAGCACTTCCGCCACGCTTGGTGTCGTCGTCTTTGCTACCAACTACGACGTTCTCGATCCACCGTTTCTGACCAAGCAGGCCATGGACAGCTACGAATTTTCAACATCATCGGTACCATCCGACCACATGCTGCATCCCGTTGAGTGTGCTCCGGGGGCCAATCCAACCAAGACACTGTATATCCGCACTGGTGCGGCTACAGGGGATCTTCGGCTGTATGACATTGGCCTCTTCGAGTATGCCACTCAGGGCATGCAATCCGTCTACTCCGTTGGCGAGTTGTGGGTTTCGTACGACGTGATCCTCAAGAAGCCGCGTATCAGCCCTGTTGCCACCCTAGGCACCGTCCCACAGTATGCTCTCCTGCAGGCGTTCCCCCTGAACACCGCAGATGCGACACACATCTGGGGGACGACTGGCTTGATCCCTTCCGTCAATTCGACGATGACCGTCCCTTTCACGGTTGGAGCAACCACGACTGGTTCTTTGTACTTGACCAACCCTGGCAAGTACTCCATCGATTGGTACTTCAACCAGGCGGGCACGACCGTTACCGCCAAGGCGACGGCCACGTTGGGCGCGAATCTTGCTCTCGACAACTTCGTCTTCGGGCTTGACGGGTACAATCTTTTCACATCAACACAAGCTGTGGCTAACATAGTTGTCGTGGTATCTTCCGCTGGCGCTGGTGCTGCCAATGCGTTGACACTGAGTGTGCCAACCGGGCTATCAGCTGCCAACTTCTACGTCCTCATCCAAACCCTTCCGGACGCGTTGCTGTAGGCTTGTATTAGACTTGCTTTCGTTCTTTCTTTCTTTTGTGTTAAAAGCGACAGGTGTCGCTGCCCCTAACTACACAGGGGTCACTTGGGTCCGGC